CTATACAGGTGATTCACTGGCGGGTGAAACCTTTGTGGCTCGTACCGTTATCTACGGCGTGTTTACCAGCATCCAGCTGACCAGTGGCGCAGCTATCGCCTACAAGCTCTAATGGCTCTCGGTGACATCCTGCAAGCAAAGCTGGCCCCGATCATCGGGGGAGCGGTCCTGGGCGGTGATGTGACCATCCGCTTTGTCACTGGCGGCACCTACAACACCACGACCGGCGCGGTTACAGAGACTGAATCCGACACGGCTATTAAGGGTGTCGTTAGTGAAGTGGCGCTGCGCGAGGCCAATGAGCTGATTCAGGCAGGCGACAAAAGGCTCACCATCTCAGCGGCTGATGTGGCCAGCGCACCGGAAACTAAAGACCGTGTGGTGATTGGCGGCATTGTCTATCAGATCATTCAGGTCGATAAGGAAGAGCTGAACGGTGTAGACATCGCCTATGACCTGTACCTGAGGGCCTAACCATGGCGCGTGAGATCGACTTTGATGGCGTTGATGACTACCTAGAACAGTTGGGTAACTTCTTTGCCCAGAGCACGGTCCTAGAGGCAGACGCCAAACTCAAAGAGGCCACACCTGCTCAGACCGGGAGACTTCGCGCTAGTTGGCAGATTGGTGAAAACGCCATCAGCGAGGCATCAGAAAAGCCTGGCCAATATCCAGAGGCCCAAGGGACCAACATTCCCGACATGAAGGGCATTAACTATCAGCCCGGCACTGAGACCATCGGCAACGTCTACAGCATCCATAACGCTGTCGAATATGCCGAGCCGGTCTGCATGGGCACTGGCCTGCCACCTTCATGGGGCGGCTCTTTCAAGACACGCCAAGGCACTGTCCCAGGGTTCCCAGAGCTAATCACTAAGGAGCTGCAGGTTGATTCGCAGCGACGTTTCAACGATGCTGTGAAGCAAGCACAGAAGAAAGGCAAGATCTAATGGCAGCTGCAGATCTCAATTCAGTCCGCGCCACTATTGAGGGCCGCCTAGCCACTGAGTTGGCCAGCAGCCCAGCCATCCCGGTGGTCTTTCACAACATGGCGTATGAGCCCACGCCAAACAGCTCCTTTGTGCAGTGTCTAACGACCTTTGGGGCTAATCAATATCTGAGCCAGGGAGGCACCAGCAACAGTCAAAACCGGATAGTCGGCTTGGCTTTGTTCAATATCTTTTCGGGTAAGGGTGTAGGCCCTGGGGCAAATCTCGTGATTGGTAAACGAATCCGAGACCTTTACAATAGGGTCATCGTGTCGGGGGTTTTCTTCGACGCTCCCATTGGCCCAGAGGTGCTGGCCTCGCCAGAGCCCGAAGGCTATTTTCAAACTCAGGTCCGTGTGACCTTTGAATTCATCGAGGAACTCTGACCATGGCCACCATCCGAGGCGAATCCGGATCTGTTCAGTTCGAGACCGGCAGCGGCAGCCTTGCCACTGTTGTTGGTACTCGTAGCTGGAGCCTTTCGATCACCAAAGAAACCCTGGACACCACCGTCCATGGGAACACTTTCCGCCAGTTTGTTGGCAGCCTTGTGAGCGGCTCTGGCACTGTAGAGCTGGTCTACGATCCCGACGCTACTGGCCAAGCAACTTTGCTTGAAGACGTTATTAAGTCAGGTGATACGGCTGACGCCTCGTTTGAGTTGTTCACCACTGGAAGCTCAAGTGGCTCTGATGGTCTTGCTTTTGGCGGCATCATCACTGACATGGAAATAACTTCCACTGTCGGTGAGCTTGTGATTGCAACCGCTAATTTCATCACCAGCAGCACCATCACTTCTAACCTTGAGTGATAAGGCTATAGTTTGAACGTATTGTTCAAGCTATTAAATGCCTGCTTCTAAGCGATTTGTTGACGAATTGGTTGAGGCGTTTGACCTCAACCAACGTCGCAAATTTGTTTTGACGCTCCCGTCAGGCGCGACTCGCGATCTGTACTTCAAGCCGATCACACGGGCAGATCGCAAGAAAGCCCAGCAACTCGCTGGCACTGAGGAAGCCTTAGACATCTCCACGCAGATGCTTTGCCAGATGGCTGAGCTGGAAGATGGCACAAAGCCCTTTGCCTCAGGTGACGCAGCAAAGCTTCAACGCAGGTTGCCTGAGTCTGTGCTGAATGAGATTGAGCTGTTTTTGTTTGGCATCGCCGAAACCGCTGACGTTGAAGAAGCAAAAAACGACTAAAGCAGGACAGCTGGACTTATTTTGAGTTCTTCTTAGCCTGCGAGCTAGGCATGACCGTCAGCAGGCTTCGCACGGAATTGACCGATGCGGAGCTTATTCACTTTGCTGCGTTCTATGAGGTCAAGGCAGAGAATGAGGAAAGGGCAATGGATCGCGCCAAGCGCCAGCGCAGGTAAGCTGTAAGGAGCTGATTGGCAGGTAAGTGACAACCGTCTTAACTGCCAACTTTGATTTTTCACAGCCGAAGTCTGCGATTAAGCAGACCCAGGCACAGATTGACCAGCTAAAAAATAAGGCCAAAGGCGCTCAGGGTGGTTTAGATAGCGCGGCAAGATCTGCAAAGGGTGCTGGTGCTGCTACTGCCTTCTTTGGCAACGCGGCAAAAGGTGCAGTTCCTGGGGTTGCTGCATTAGGCACTGCGTTGAAGGCGGCATTGGGCCCAATAGCTGTTCTGACATCAGCAGCTGGCGCTCTTACGTCGGCGTTTTCAACGTTGGCCCAGCAGGATTTTGCTGAGGCAAAAGTTCGCACGCTTGGCGTCAACAGTGAAGAACTAAAGAGCCGTCTTGTCGATGTGAGCCGTGAGCTGTCGGGCCAGGCCAGTGTTGTCGAGTTAACTGCCGCGGCCTATGACGTGGCATCAGCTGGCTTCAACAATGCGGCCTCTGCCTCGCAAGTTCTCAAGGCGTCAAGCCTTGCGGCCACTGGCGGCTTTTCTGACCTGAACACGGTGGCAGATGCCACTACGTCGGTTCTAAACGCTTACGGCCTGGGGGCAGAAGAAGCAACGCGCATAACTGACCAGTTCATTCAGACGCAAAACGACGGCAAGATCGTTATCGGTCAATATGCGGCCAACATTGCAAAGGTCGCCCCCGTTGCATCGGCCCTGGGTATTGGGCTGGATGAGGTCAATGCTGCAGTGGCTCAGATCACCGGCACAGGCACTAATGCAGAGGTGACGTTTACCGCGCTGAAAACGGCATTTGCTCAGTTGGCCTCTGGTGGTGTCGGTGAAAAGCTGAAGGAGTTTGGGGTCAATATCGACGCCAACACCATCGCAGCCGATGGCTTTGTCGGAACCTTGAAAAAAATCAAGGATTCTGGGGCTGATACGGGCGCGATTCTTAAGGCCTTTGGCACAGAAGCTGGCCCGGTCTTGCAGCCTTTGCTGAATGATTTTGACAAGCTCAACAAGCTGCTGGAGAACCAACGCAACGCCCAGGGCGCAGCCGCCAAAGCTGCTTTTGAGGCAGGCGACACAATTAATGGTTCTCTTAAGCGCCTTCAGACGGCCTTTACCAACCTGTTTGCTGATGGCTCAGAGCTGGGCTTGCTACTGAAAAGCACGTTCAAAGTGGCTGCTGTGACGGTCGAGACCTTGACCGCTGCTGTGAAAATATCTCTGGCCCCGTTCAGGGCAATTTTTGCGGCTGTTGGTGAGATCGGTTCAGCAATCAGCCAAGCCCTAGGGATGGAAGGCGTCAGTGTTGCCTTTGAGTTAGAGCAAGGCTTTCAGCGTTTCTTGGGTGTCCTTCAGACAATTACGCATGTTGCCGTAGGCGTCGGGAAGGCAATAGGCCAAGTGATTGGCGGCGCTATTGGCGCTGTCATGAACGCAACTAAGGGGCTTAGAACAGCAATTCTTGAAGGCATTGGCGGATTGATCATGACGATTCCACGCCTGCTGGGCCGCATGTTTGACATGTTGCCGGACTTTGCCAAAAACTTGATCAAAAGAGTTCTCGGCGGCGGTAAGCAGCTATTGATGGATGCCGCGGCTTTAGGGGCTGGGGTGATGACACCTGTAACGGCACCACAAACGGAGGCTGCAAACGCGATCCAGCAAACAAACCAACCTCTTGCAAAACCTGGAGGGACAACAAGCACAAAGAAAACACCTCTGCAACAGCAGCAGGAGGACTACAAAAAACTTCTGCAGCAGCTAGAGCGCAGGAGAGACCTTGAAAAGGAGGTGACCAGTGAAGCCCGTGAGCTGAAAGAACTTGAGTTCGCAAAGCTCGATATTGCGGCACGGTTCCCAGACCTAAAACAGGAAGAAGTTGAGAAGCTACAGAACCTCTTACAGCAGACTTACGACCTCAAGAAAGCAGATGAGGACCGAATTGAAGCCGCTAAGCGTTTGAAGGATGAACAGGACAAGCAGCTGGCCAAGGTCAAAGAGATTGCCGACGTGATCCAGAACGGCATCACTGGCGCGATTATGGGCGCGATTGATGGCAGCAAGTCACTTGGAGAGTCGCTGTCTGGCATTCTCAAGCAACTAGGCGGCATGTTCCTGAGTCAAGGGATTGGCAAATTTAACGTCGGCGGCAAGGGTGGTTCTGGATTGCTTGGCCTGTTTAACTTTGGCGGCGGCAAAGCTGCAGGCGGCACCGTTCAAGGTGGGCGCTCTTACATGGTTGGCGAGCGTGGCCCTGAATTGTTCACGCCCGGTCGCACCGGCAGCATTGCGCCTAACTCAGCGATTGGTGGCGATATGAACGTTGTCGTCAACGTCGATGCGTCTGGCACTGAAGTCCAAGGCAACCAAGGCAACGCCGACCAACTTGGTCGCTTGATTGGGCAGGCAGTGCAGGCAGAATTGATCAAACAGAAGCGGCCTGGTGGTCTGCTTACACGCTGATGGCTACTTTCCCTTCGATCAACCCGACCTACGGGGCAAGCAAGCGCAGCCAACCGACTGTGCGGAACGTGCAGTTCGGTGATGGATACTCCAGCCGAATTCGCTTTGGCCTCAACACGGACCTTAAGGTGTGGAGCCTAAAGTTTGAGGTGTCGGAAACTGACGCCGACACCATTGAAACTTTCCTAGAAGCCCGGGGTGGAGCGGAGCACTTTGACTGGTCGCCACCGGATGAAACGGATACTTACAAGTGGATTTGCCAAGATTGGTCGAAGTCCATACCGTATTTGAACAGGGCAACGATTACTGCAACTTTCCAGCAAGTTATTGAGCCATGAGCACCGCCTTTATTGAGCTGATCAGCTCCAGCCCATTTGCAATCATTGAGCTTTTTGAGCTGCGGCTGTTCCAGAACCTGCATGGTGATAATGAGACGTATTACTTCCACGCTGGCCGCAACAGGAAGACGACTGAACCAACTAACGATGACGACATTCTCAACGCTTATTCAATTAAATATGGCGGTGAAACTTACATACCTTTGCCAGTAGAAGCATCAGGTTTTGAATTCAATGGTGACGGCACCTTGCCCAGGCCAACGATTCGCTTTGCCAATCTACAAAGTCAAATCACAGCTCTGTTGCTTGGCGTCAATCAAATCACTCCGCGCAATGATCTTTGTGGTGCACAGGTCACAAGAGTGCGAACCCTGAGTCGTTTTCTTGACAGCGACAACTGGGAAGACGGCGTAAACCCTTACGGGAATCCTGACTCTAGTGCTAGTGCAAGATTGCCTAAGGAAACATATTACATTGATCGCAAGGTTGCGGAAAATAGAGACTTTGTTGAGTTTGAGCTTACGTCTTCCTTTGACATGGCCGGTGTGAAGGGTCCGCGCCGACTTATATTCCAAAACCTTTGCCAGTGGGAGTACAAAAGCAAAGAATGTGGATATGCTGCCGCAAATGCTTTTGACGCAAACACAAACGCAATCACGTTGGTAAATGCCACAAGCTTCGGCTACTCGACCAATCAAGAAAAGCTGACTGCTGGCTCAACGCTCACTGAAGGCAATGCGCTCATCTCAACAAATGGGTGGTTTCAGGCAAAGGTGCAAAAAGACGGCAATTTTGTTATCTACAAAAAACCTGGCGGTTCCTCAACTCATGCAATTTGGTCATCTGGTACAGACAGAGGCGAGAACGCAAACGGCTACACCTTGAAGATGCAGCCTGACGGCAACCTGGTTCTCTATAACGACGATTTCGCCCGCAACGCTTATCCTGACTCTGTTGTTTGGACTGGCACTGATACGCATCGGCTCGGGCAAATATCGTCCATCGCTCGTGTAAGTGTTGATGGCGTTGATCAGTGGACGCCACCTGATATAAATGTTGGCCGATCAGGCGGATTTACATGGGAGCTAAAGCAAAGCAGCCCTAGCGCAGCAGGGCAGACAACCACTGCTGACAAACAATTTAGTCATACAGCAGATTGGGGCACTCGCACTGTCACTATTAGGTTTAGTTTGGAGTCAGTCGCGCTGGCTGCTGGCAACTATTCGCAAAATAATTCTGGCTACACAGGATTTGGTTGGAACAAGATTACTGGGTATCAAATCCTTAGTCAGACAGGTCTATGGAGGGATCAAGAGGACTTTGTTGCCAGTCTTGATTTGACCGACAACAATCCCTTCAAAGCAAATCACCCGCAAGACGGCACGTTAGAAAACGTCGGTGCGTTGTTTAAGATCACAGCCACTGGATATTCAAATAAGCAACTGCGCCTGAAGGATGACGGCGTTTTGGTCATTGAAGACACTGACGGCAGTGACGTCACTTGGTCTTCAGGTAATCAGCCAATCACAAGTGAGCCGCAGGTTGAGCAAGTCACAAACATTCCTGCTGTTGATGCAGATGTTTGTGGCAAAACCCTTGATGACTGCAAGGCCCGCTTCGGCAGTGGCGACACACACGGCGGCTTGCCTTTCGGTTCATTCCCGTCCGTCGGCCTTAACAACTGATGCATGATTGGCAAAAAGCAGCAGTGCAGCACGCTGAGGCAGAAACTCCCAAAGAGTCTTGCGGGTTACTGGTGATGCTGGACGACGCTGAGCATTACTGGCCGTGCAAAAACCTAAGCGATGAAGATGACGAATTCATTCTTGATCCGATGGGCTACGCGGCTGCCGAGGACACAGGCAAGGTCCTAGCTGTTGTCCATAGCCACCCTGGTGCGTCTGCCATCGCTAGCGGATGTGACAAGCAAGCTTGCACCCAGTACGGCTTGCCGTGGTTTATCTATGGCATGGCTGACAAGAGTTGGTCGCAGATCGACCCTTGAGTCGTCGGTAGAATCAAAGGGCATAGCGAGTGACGGCGATGCTTCGCAAGATCAGGCTTTACGGGCACCTGGCGGAGCACTGCGGTCAAAAGGTGTTTGAGGCAGTAGCTAGGACACCGGCTGAGGCAATCCGGTTTCTTTTGTGCAACTTTCCTGAGCTTCGTTCAATTATGAGCGGCGGTTATTACACCGTTGCTGTTGGCCCGCACACTTTGGAGCTAGGGCAGTCCCCGGAGCAAATAAAATATCCACTCATGCCAGACGATGACATAAGGATCATTCCAGTTGTGGCAGGTGCCAAAGTCAGAGATATTTTGTTTGCTCTTGCCGGTATTGCTTTGATTGGGATAGCGATAGCCACTGGAGGCGCTTCTCTGTCTTTAGGCCTAAGTGGTTTTTCTGGTGGTGTAGGTATATCTGCAGCAGTGGGCAACATTGGCATTGGACTAGCCCTTACGGGCGTTGCTGGCATGTTGTCGCCGACCGTCCCAACTCCAGAATCGGACAACGACCCCCGCAACAATTTCAGCTTTTCCGGCATCCAAAACGTTGCGAGAGAAGGGATCCCAGTGCCAGTTGCCTACGGTGAGGTGATCGTCGGTAGTGTTGTCATATCAGCTGGCCTGAACGTCGAGGAGCTTGAGTAATGCCTAGAGACGATTTTGATTCAAGACAGGTTGCCAGGATTGTTGATTTGCTCAGTGAGGGCATCATTGAAGGCTTCCCGTCTGCAAGTGGCCTGACGCATGGCACCGAGGCTTACAACGTTGCATCGCTGAAAGACACGTTTTTCAACAATACGCCTGTTCTTGGATCTAGTGCCACTGTCACTTCAACTAGCACTTTAAAAGATGCAAACATCATTGAACAATCAAATTTTGATGTGCGCGATGCGGTATTTGAAAGCCGCTTAGGTGAACAAAATCAAAAAGTTCTGCAAAACCTTGACGATCTAAACCAAAGCACAACTCTCGTAAACGCTGAAGTCCCAAAGGGAGACATTGGCACTAATGAAGGAAATTTCTTTCTTTATGGTGGTGAAACAAATAGAACCAGTGAGAAAGTTGCAGCAGGCGTAAACGCAACACCTGTCACACGGCAAATAACTGATACCGACGTGACGAGCGTTCGCATCACAGTCGGCTCTCCGTCGATGACGGTTGCGAAAGATGACGGCAGAGTTAGAGGCGTAATGATTCAATATAAGGTAGAGATTCAATACCAGGGCAACGGCTACAACCCTGTTGATTTTGGCGATTTTGATAACTACAACAGTTACCTTGGAAATGGTGAATTTAAGTTGCAAGGGTATTCCCCTGATCTTTATCAACGCAGGCACTTAATTGTTTTTGACGAAGAAAAAATTAACGCTGGGACAGCTTTCCCTGTTGACATTCGAGTCACTCGTATTGGCCATGAGTTTCATGATGACACGGTATCAATCACAGATGATTTGATTTGGTACGACTTCACGCAAAAAATTGGTGTAAAGACACGCTACCCAAACAGTGCATTAGTTGGATTAAAGATCAACGCTGAACAGTTCCCAAGCATTCCAAAACGCAGCTATAAGATCCGTGGAGTCAAGGTTCGCCTTCCACATAATGCAACGGTGCGGAGTGACGGCTCTGTAACGTATGCGGGCACATTTAACGGAGAACTTAAAACTACAAGAGAGTGGACAACAGACCCAGCCTTTATCCTCTACGACCTGCTTACAAACACAAGGTACGGATTTGGCTCGCAAATTCTCACGCCCGAAGAGCGTCGTCGCAAACTTGACCTGACTGATGGGTTTGACGGAACTGCTGACATTCCTGAAAATTTAGATATTTATAGTTTTCAAAAAGCGTCAGCTTATTGCGGTGAATTGGTTGACAATTTTAACGGCGGGCAGGAGCCACGCTTCACTTGCAATGTTGTTTTGCAAACCCAAGAGGATGCTTTCAAGCTAATTCAAGAATTGTGCTCTGTGTTTAGGGCAATGCCGTTTTGGGAGGCTGGCGGCATAACTGTTGCACAGGATTCTCCTGATGTCTTTGCATATACGTTTAACCAAAGCAATGTCACTGAAGCTGGCTTTAGTTACTCAGGTTCAAGTTTAAAGAATCGACCAACGTGCGTTGCCGTCAAGTATTTTGACAATGATCTGCGTGATTTTGCTCAGGAGTTAGTTGAGCTGCATGAAACTGACTTTCAACCAGTTAGAAAATATGGCTACAACAAGCAAAACATTACTGCCTTTGCTTGCACCAGTCGTGGGCAAGCTCGTCGCCTTGGCCTTTGGTTTCTTTACACATCGCACCATGAAACCGAGGTTTGCAGTTTTGAAACAGACATAGCGGCAGGCATCACTGTCAGGCCAGGTGACTTGATCAAGGTTGGTGATCCTGTTCGTGCTGGCAAAACACTTGCTGGCCGTATTACTTCTGGGTCTACCACTACATCTGTAAAGCTAGACCGCAGTGATGTTGACATGTTTGGAGCGCAAGCCCCAAGCAATTTCACCCTAAATGTAATTGTTGAAGGACGGAATGCAGATGGAAGTGTTAAGACAAATTCCAGGTCTGGGGCAAAAATTTACGAAGTACAGGCTGTCGCTAATTCAACGATTGTTGGCAACACGGTAACCCCTGGGGCAACGCTAAACACCGCACCTGTCGCAGGCTCACCGTTTTCTATTGGCTATACAGATGTTTCGCTCAGCCTTTGGAGGGTACTGTCTGTTGTTGAAAAAGAGTCAACTTATGAGATCACTGCTATAGCACATGAGCAAAATAAATTCTTGGTCATTGAAAAAAGCGGTTTTACATTTGTTCCTCGCGACGTAACACAACTAGCCGAAAAGCCGGATCCTGTTGCCAACCTGCAATTGCAAGAAATCCTTTATGAGGAGGGTGACAAGGTGCTGCAACGCATCGCCATTAACTGGCAACAATCGCCACGCGCAAATGAGTATGAAGTTAGGTTCACTTTAGACAATGACAACCCACAAAAGCATTTTGTCACGACCACTGGTTTTGACATTATGGATAGTCAAAGGGGTGTCTATGAAATCAGAGTTACAGCTATCGGCTATGGGCTGGATGTAGAGCAAACAGGCAAACGACGTTCATCTCCGACAGTCGGAACAATCACCGCTGTTGGCAAGAGCACACCGCCAAGCAATATCGCAAGCTTAAATATCACTCCAATCGACCAGCACACGGCAGAGCTGCATTGGCCAGAAGCAACTGACCTAGATGTCAAGATTGGCGGCACCATTGAGATCCGCCACAACCCGCGACTTACGGGTGAGATTAAGTGGGCTCAATCAGAAAAGATAACGCCAGCCGTTAATGGCAGCACGACGCGCAAAATTGTGCCGTTGCTTGACGGTCATTACCTTGTTCGCGCCAAAGATTCTGTTGGCAACTATGCGCCTTTGACAGGTATTCCAACCGTCAAAATTGAGCTGCCAGAGCCGCAAGACCTTGAGGTTGTCCAGACCTACACCGAAAGCCCTAACTTCACCGGCACGTTTTCGCAGGCGTTCAACAGCGTCACAGAAGGCGGGATCACCCTTGAGGCTGACGGCAAGATCGATGACATCACCGATTTCGACAGCGTGACCAACATCGACTTTTTTGGTGATGTGGTGTCAACTGGAAGCTACATCTTTGCCAACACGCTTGACCTTGGCGCGAAGTATGACGTGGAGCTGCTGGCCAACCTGAAGATCAACACGATCAACCCTGACGACTTCTGGGATTCGCGGTCAGACAACATCGACACTTGGAACGACATTGATGCTGACGACCTGTCAGAGACCAACGCTGAGCTGTATTCAAGATCTACTAACGATGACCCCAGCGGCGGTTCGCCGACCTATGGCACTTGGGAGCCGTTTGCCAATTCAACCAAGCGTGGGCGTGGGTTCCAGTTCAAGGTTGAGATGGAGACTGACAACGACTCACAGGATGTCGTTGTGCAGACCCTTGGCGTGTCGGTGAAGCTGCAGCGCCGGACTGAGCAGCAACGCAACATCAGCAGCGGTACAAGTTCAAGTGGCAAGGCTGTTACGTTCCCGTCTGCCTTCTACAGCACGCCAAGCATCACGATCACAGCAACCAACATGGCAACTGGTGATTACTTCGAGTTGAGCAGCGTTAGCAGAACAGGATTCACCATCAAGTTTCTTGCTAGCGATGGAGCTACAGTGCGTGACAGGACCTTCGATTATCAGGCCGTCGGGCACGGCAAGGAGATCACCTGATGGCTCAAGCAACTGACTATTCGCTCGCTAACCAAAGCGGTAGCAGCTTCCGTTCAGAGTTAAATAGCATTCTTAGCGCGGTTCAGACGCTCAACAGCGGATCAACAGCACCGAGCAACCTAGTTGCTCACATGGTGTTCTTGGACACAAGCACCACCCCGGCCACGCTCAAGATTCGCAATGCCGCAAATGACGGGTTTATCGAGCTAGGTACAGCATCGACCAACTTTGGTCTGGTCAGTGCCTCTGGCGCGACCTTTACGGGTGACATCACGCTGAACGCGCAATCTGATGTGCGTTTTGCTGATTCAGACAGTAGCAACTATGTGGCGCTCCAGGCCCCTGCCACTGTTTCCAGCAACACAACCTTCACGCTGCCTTCTGCTGATGGAACGGCAAACCAGGCGCTAAAGACTGACGCCAGCGGCAACCTCGGCTTTGCTTCTTTCCTGCTTGCCACTGAGACCACGAATGGTCAGGTGGTCACGGGCGGTGTGCGTGGAGCGATTACAACGCTGACGGACGCGGCAACGATTGCGATTGATATGGATGACAACAACAACTTCAAGGTGACGCTGGGCGGAAACAGGACATTAGGCAACCCGACAAATGTTGTTGAAGGCCAGACTGGATTTATTGAGGTGATCCAAGACGGTTCTGGAAACAGAACCTTAGGGTATGGAACGAATTATCGATTTGTCGGTGGTTCCCCGCCTACCGTGACTACTACAGCTAGTGCTGTTTCAGTTTTGGCTTACGCAGTTATGTCAGACGAGAAAATTCTGATCACTGCCCACCTCGACGTTAAGGCTCAAGTCTGATGACAGTTCCCGGCAATCTTTCTTCCCCTCTGCTGGCGAGTGCTGCCGAGGCTGCTGCTGCTGTTGAAGGGCCGATCAAATCACTGCGTTTCAATTCAGAGGATTCGGCGCGTCTGAGTAAAACCTTTGGGTCTGCAGGAAACCGCAAAACTTGGACTTGGAGCGGATGGTTTAAAAGGCACAAATCAGAAAGCATGACAAACATGCTTTTTGCTTGCTATGTAAATAGTTCAAATAGGTTTTATATCGGCATCCAGGGCGGCAGCGACAAACTTTTAATGTTTGGCAGAGTCGGCGGCTCTGACTCGTTGGAAATCTTAAGTGATCAAGTTTTTCGTGATTTTGGCGCGTGGTATCACATGGTGGTGGCAATCGACTCCACCCAGTCATCATCCTCGAATAGAGTAAAGGTATATGTCAACGGTTCACAAATATCTTTAGCAACGACAACTGTGTTGGCGCAGAACGGAGAGCCTTACCTTAACGCAGCCGTAGAGCATCACCTTGGATTTCTCAACGGCAGCAGTAAGCTTAATGCTTACATGGCAGACGTTTACTTCATTGATGGCTCTCAGCTAGACGCCACATCATTTGGGGCTTTTGACGATAACGGCGTTTGGCAAGCTGCAACGTACAGCGGAACCTATGGTACGAACGGATTTCATATGTTGGACTTCGCTAATGAGTCAACAGTAGGCCACGACTCAAGTGGCAACGAAAACGACTTCACGGCTCACAATATTGGAACAGAAAGCGGCAATGGAAATTACATTTCTGAGTTAAATAGCGTCAATGATTTCTACGGCAACAGCAAATTTGTATGGGGCCCTACGTTATTTAACGGTGCTACGGGTGACAAGGGCCCAATCCCAGCGGCTGGAACGCCGATGACATATACCCCGTCAAGCTCAATCACGCTTACCGGCACTGGCTTGCGAATTTGGGTAGCCCGAAACAAGGGAGGTTTGTATATTAACGGAAACAGTGTTTCTTCTACTGAACAACAGTGGAATAGCTTTGGCACAACATATTCGCCACTTTCGTCTATTGAGTGGCGTACTACTGACGGATCAAACTTCTCGCAGTTATCGGCCATTGAAATTAACGGCACTCAGCTTATAGATAGTTCAGCTGTTGGTAAAGATCTTGATATTCTGTTTGACGTACCAACGAACAACACGCAGTCAGACACTGGTGCGGGCGGAGAAGTCAGCGGGAACTACCCCACTCTGAATCCATTAGATAGCGGAACCTCAAGTACAACTTTTAGCAATGGAAACCTAGAAGCATCAACGTCTACGTCAGGTTGGCACACTACTCGTCACACAATTGGCGTGTCATCAGGTAAGTGGTATTGGGAAGTTCTTTGTACATCTAACACCACTGGCAATGGCTTGATGGTAGGGATCATTGATCCTGCTGATTCTCTTGCTTCATACGTTGGCTCTACTAGTGGCGGATATTCGTACAACTGGGACGCCAACAAATACAACAACGGATCTTCCACAAGCTATGGAGCTAGCTTTACCGATGGCGACGTGATCTCTGTTGCGTTTGATGCAGATGCAGGCACACTTATATTCTATAAAAACGGCGCTTCGCAAGGCACTGCATTTTCAAGTATTCCTGCGGGTACATATTTACCTGCGACCTCGCTGGGTAACACAATGAGTGCCACGATTAACCATGGTGCTAGGGCTTTCGCTTATACCGCCCCAAGTGGTTACAAGGCGCTAAATACTGCGTCCATGAGCGCAGCGACGATTGCCGATGGTTCGGACTATTTTCAAACAGTTTTGTGGGACGGCACTGGCTCTGCTAGGTCAATTACTACAACCGGCATGAGCCCTGATTGGGTATGGATTAAGCCAAGAAATGCTGCTTACAACAACGCACTATTTGACACTGTTCGCGGATCGGGCAAAAGAATTAAAAGTAATGACTCGGTTGCTGAAGATACAGATAACAACACCTTGTCTGGGTTCAACTCGGATGGGTTTTCACTAGGTACAAACAACGGCGTCAATCAAAGCTCAAAGACCTATGTCGCATGGTGTTGGGACGCCGGATCATCAACGGCCAGCAACACTGACGGCAGCGTAACTACAAGTGTCCGAGCCAATGCATCTGCTGGGTTCAGCATTGTTACTTTTAACAGCCAAAGTTCTGACGGTAATTACACCTGCGGCCACGGTTTGAACGCTGCACCGGAGCTAATATTTATGAAGTCACGATCTCGCAGTGGTGGTCCTTGGTGGACCTTTCATGCGAGCGTTTGTAGCACTGTTGCTAAAACGTTTTTCTTAAACACAAACGGACCGTTATCAGACAACGTTGCTGCAGGTGGCGGCAATGTTTGGGGAGCATCGTTACCTACAAGTTCAGTTTTTGGGTTTACGACTGGCAGTGGCAGCGCCCATACTCAAAATGAAACAGTGGTCGCTTATTGCTTCGCACCTGTCTCCGGTTTCAGTGCTATGGGTGTTTACGAATCTAATAATTCTACAGACGGACCGTTCATATACACCGGATTTAGGCCCGCATTTATATTATTTAAGGCAGATTTAAACCTCCAGCCTTGGATTATTCATGACTCTGCGCGGAATGGCTACAACAAAACGGACCCGTATTTGATGCCTTCTAACACTAGTGCAGAGCTTTCAGACAACGGCATTGATATTCTTTCTAATGGCTGGAAAATCCGTAACAACAATGCCGCCTGGAACGGCACTGCTGGCACTGATGTCGTCTGGTACGCAGCTGCTGAGAATCCCTTCCAAGCTAATGGCGGGCTTGCTCGTTAAACTCACACCATCGGTCTAAACCCATGCCCTACCAACTTGGCGACCGCACACTGCAGCTTGATGTGCCCTGGGAGCACAACGATGTTCAGTACCCAGCCAACTGGTTGAGATTAAGCAGTGCTCAGGATCGTGCAGAGCTTGGCATTTCGTGGGTCGATAACAGTCCAACCTGGAATCAAAAGTTCTATTGGGGTTATGACTCCGACGGCAACCTGATTCCGAAGACCTATACCGATCTCAAGGCATTGTGGATCGCCAAGACTAAGCAGACTGCCTACAAGCTATTGCAGCCGTCTGATTACCTTTGGCCCAAACTGCAAGACGAGAACAGCAGCTTTTCAGCCGCCAAGACTGCTTACAACGATTCACCTTGGAGCACTTGGCGTTCCACCATCAGAACTGAGTGCGCTGCCATGGTGACTGCCATTGAAGCTACTGCTGACGTTGGTGACACGTCACCTCATGCAGACTTTGGCCGTGTCGAAGCTTTGCAGCAGTACATCGAAGGTGGAACGTACAACGTGTGGACTGCTGACCCTGACAACGCTTCAGAGTGATTGGCATTACAGCCCTGATGCTTCTGTTGCTGATGGGCTATAGCCTGCTTGC